TGGACGATATTGATTACTGCAATGATTTACCTCAAATGAGGTATGAAGGTAATGAAGTTGTGGCAATCACTAATTTAGCAAAAGCAAGAACTGCTTGGATTCGGAAAGGTGTTGAAGGAGTTGATGATAAATTTATCAAGTCTTTGAGCGAGGATGAAAAAAGTGAACTGTCTTTGGCAGTACAAGAGCATCAACGCTTGGGGGAGTAGAGTCCCTCACATTACAGCTAAACTTCTTACTGGATAGAAAGTGTGAGGGGTGTATGTACCACGAATACCCTTATAAGGCTCGTATTCCTATCTTAATCGAGGGAAAGTATGAAACTCGCACCTTTGCATCAAATGATGAGGTTTGGAATGTTATTCGGCTTTTAATAGACGAAACAGAAGAAAACATTAAAGAGGGTAGTAATTTGCATATCGCTGAATCGGTGATGGCTCAACTACCCTTTTTTGCTTGTAGTAATATAATAATGGATGTAGAAGCACAAAAAGACATATCAAGATTTATGTACGCAAAACAGTTTAATATATCTCCATATAAAGGTAGCTATGGAGAGCAACCAAAAAAATGGATAAATAAAACATTTTTATTGACACATTTACTAGAAAGACAAAAATCAAAGGCAATGAAAAATGGCTAATACAATAGAAATAAAATTTAAAGCAGTTAATGCTCCTGAATTAAAAAATGCTATTACATCTCTTGATAAAGCGACTAAGTCTTTAATTAATTCTCAAGTTAGATTAGCTAAAGAAGGAAAAAAAGTTAAAGATGTTCAAGACAAATTAAATAAAAGCACTAGAAAGGCAACGCAAAGAACACGAATATTGGGCGGAACATTTGCAGTTCTTCGTTCCAAGATGTTACTTTTTCAATTTGCAATGGCTTTAGGGGTGCGGCAATTAATAAAATTTACGCAACAAAGTGCAAAAGTTGAGTCAATGCAACGTGCTTTTACAACTTTAAGTGGTGGCTTTGATAATGCAAGTATCTCAATAAATAAATTACAAAAAGCCACTAACAACACAATGTCTGAATTTGATTTGTTTCAACAGGCTAATAATGCTATGGTGTTAGGAGTTTCTAAAAACTCAGATGAAATGGCTGAAATGTTTGACATTGCTCAGAGACTTGGTAGGGCATTAGGCAGGGACACAGCCAGCTCTGTAGAGTCTTTAGTTACTGGTATAGGTAGGCAGTCAAGACTTATGCTTGACAATATTGGTATTATTGTTAAATCCGAAGAAGCATATGAAAAGTATGCAAAGGGATTAAACAAAACAGCTAAAGACTTAACTGACACAGAAAAAAAACAAGCGTTTCTTGAAGCCACAATGGAGTCTGCCAGAAAAAAGGTTAAGAATTTAGGAAAAGAGACTTTAACCACTCAAGATACATTTGACCAATTTAAAACTTCAATGTCTAACTTGGGAACTGCAATAGGAGAAAATTTAGGATTTTTTGAAACACTTGCAAGTATAACAGGAAAAATGGCAGACAACATGACAAATGCCATAAAGCCTTTATCTGAAAGAGAAGAACTAGAAAGAAAATTAGCATTTCACCAAAAAGCGTTAGTAGGTTTTCAAGAAAGAAGAGAAGAAATAGAAGATAGTTTATTTAAAAAGGGATTGCAATCAGCAAAAAATGACATAACTCTAACTCTTAGCAGGATAAATGCAATAAAAAAACTTTTAGATGTATTTATACAGGAAGATGAAAAAAGAGAAAAATTAACAGAAAACGAAAAATTAAGAATAGAAAAACTTACAGAGGCTGAGAAGAAAAGAGCAGAAGTTTTAAAAGAATTAGCTGAAGGAATGAAAAGAGCAAAAGAAGAACAGTCGGAAATAGCCAAGCAAGCAGATTTAGCATTGGGATTTGCAAATAAATTGAGCGGTGCATTAGCTCAAGCAACTTTAAATGGTCAAAACATGGGAAAAGCTATTGTGAATAGCATTAAATCTATAGCTGTTGAGATGGCATCTAAGGCATTTATATTTACAGCATTTCAAGCACTTGGTATAGGAAGTGTTGGGACAGCAGGAAAAACATTAGCTCAATTTCTAGGAATTGCACACAGCGGAGGACTAATTAAAAACAATGGAGATATTCAAAAGTTTGCTAATGGTGGTCAAGTACAGGGTCAGGACAATGTACCAATTATGGCACAAGCAGGTGAATTTGTTATTAGAAAAGCGGTAGTTGAACAAGTAGGTGTTGATAATCTTGCTAAATTAAATAAAGGTGAGGGTAGTGTTGGTAACACAATTAATGTAAATATATCTGGCGGAGTCGTTGATGAAAGTTATGTGAGCAATGAATTAATACCAGCGTTAAATAAAGCAAGTAGTTTAGGGAATAAAATAAATGCTTAGTTTTGACTCTAGTCTGTCTAATGCTTTAAGTAGTAGGAACACAACAGCATTTTGGGTTTTAAAATTATATTATAATGATGAATCTGAGTTTATAGGAGTTAGCGATATAGATAGAGCTGATGGTTCTGATTTTTACTATGGAGTAGTATCCAGTTGGGGTAGATATACACAATCATTAGACTTTTTTAATTTTACAACTACCACAGGGAATATATCTATAAGATTAATTAATACAGATAAATCAATTAAAGGTGTGAGGTTTTCAGACTTACTTAGCACTAATAACTTTGCAAATAGAAAGTGGGAATTATTTTTAAATACTTCACAAGCTGGAACTTATGATATATCAGCACGAATAATTGGGTCAGGTATAATTTCGGGAGATATTCAATATGATTACACATCCGTTAAATTTACACTCATTGATTTTGGCTCAAAAAAACATAAAAGACTTCCGAAGACAACATTAACATCGGCATCATATGCAAATGCACCAGAAAAAAACATCGGTAAGCCTATTCCTATAGCATATGGAGACTTTGCCACAAAAGCAAATATTGGTACTATCCCATCCTCTCCAAAGTTTGACTATTTTTTTACAAAAGGAAAGTTTCCAGCAATTATTACTAATGCCTTAAATGAAGCTGATGGATATGTTTACGCAAAAGTTGATAATGAAACAATGCACACATTAAATTCTAAGAATATATATATATATAATAGTGGTCATTATATTGCTTGCGATAACTCAAATACAGCCCTATCAAATCCATCATTAAAATATAAAGGAACATCATGGTTCTTATTTGTTCCTATGAGCGTTGAATCAAATGTATCTAATTGGGTTGATGGAAGTTTTAGCACCTCTACAACATTATCAGAATCAACAGATACGGAAAATAAAGATATTTCAATTCCAGAAGTTCCCAGTCTTGGTGTTGCAAGTCGTGTTGATGTGATTTTTGACTATGGAACTATTGATATGAATAACGCAGAAGAATATTCAGTATTTGGCGTAGATGCGTTGAATAGTGGTAGCCTAAATACAACTGTTCAAATTCAAAGTGGTGATGGATGGGATTTTGCTCAAAGTGGTCACTTGCAAATAAGAACAACTCCTGAAGCTGGGTCTGTTAGTGTTAATATAAAAGAAATGGGTTGCTTTGTTACTCTTGCTCCATCTAAAACTTTAACTAAAAGGATTGATGATTTAATTGAGCATAGAACCTATGAGTATGACTATATTGAAGAAGGAGATATACCAGCAGAAACATTTGTAATTAAAACTGAAAGAGTTGTATCAATCCCAGCAGATATTGATTATGTATACTGTTCAGGTAAAGGCAGAAAATATGGTGCTTGGATAGATACTATTAATTCTTCAGCAAGAACAAATGGAAATGGCAATGAACCTGACCCGAATTATTCAGCAAATGATTTAATTGAAAATCCAGTTTATATTATAGAGGATATTTTAAGAACTGAAATGGGGTTAGATGGCTCAACAACTGGAGAGGATATTGATATTGAATCATTTGATAGGTCGGGGAATAGTCAAACAGACTCAAGCAAAGGCGACATCGCATTTACACTCAATGATGCAATTGCAGATATTAAATTTGCATTTTCACAGTACAAGTTCATTAATTCTAAAGACCTTATTAACCAAATATGTAAACAAATATGCAGTTGGGTGTGGCTAAGTGGTGATGGAAAATTTAAAATTAGGACATTGTTAAGACCTTCTGATACATTTACAATAGATAAAACAATAGATTTTTTTGATATAAGTTTAAAATCAATTTCTAAAACTGGTCTAAACACAGTTAGGAATGATATTACTGTCAATTACAATTATGATTATGGACAGGAGCAAAATTTAAGCCAAGTAAACACTACTGATTCTACATCACGAGGTACAACAGTAGATGGCAACAATCAGACCTTAAAACTTGTAGTTGATGCACTTGGAACGCTTGACTCGACTACGGCTACTCAAATAGCAGATGCGTACAAGGCAATATTTAAAGATAGGAAAGTTACACTAGAGTTTGATATTTTAACACCAAGATATAACGACCTAGAAATAACAGACTATATTACTTTTAGTAATTGGGATAGCAATTTAAAATTATATGGAAATGCTTTTAACTCAGATGTATTTATTATAACAAGTATATCTAAAAAAGTTAATGGAGCATCCGTAAAGGCAATAAAGGTAGATGCGTAATGGCAAACATGAATATAAGAACACCTAGATTTTATACAGACTATATCTCTTATTTGCTCAGTAGGGGAGTCACACAAAATGGAGAATTTGATGTAACTGCAACAGGCGGTTCTGGGGCATCTGCATTTAGAGGAATACAAACAGGCTCAGAGGCAGAGTTGTTTGATGGTAGACCTCTAAATCTTGTTTCATTTGACACTTCTGGAGACACGGACAGTCAGGTCTTGGTTACTCTGGATATGCAAAGTGACAACCCTAAACAATCATTTGTTGCTATTTTAAATCATAATTTAAACTCTTCAGATGGCAAAATAAGGATAAGTGCTGGAAGTGCATCTAGTCGTGTTACTGCGGTTGATGCTGGTAATGCCAATACATCAGATGTTAGTTGGGGAAGTCAGAATGTTACACAGATAGTAAACGCTAATACAATTACTGTCGCTAGTGACAATAAGAGCGTAGTGGTGCAACCAAATGCAGATGGTAGTACAATTATAATTTTTGATGAGCAAGATTTAAGGTATTGGGGTATCCAATTTGAAGGAGCTGGAGTTGGTACTGGGGCGGCTACAGATGATACATGGAGTGGTAGCACAGATTTTACAGTAGGTCAAATAATGGTAGGAGAATATTATAATATGCCTAATTCTCCAGACTTGAATGTGAAAAGGTCTATTA